GACTCCGCTTCGCTCTGGTCGAAGATTTGGGACAACACGGGCGACGTTGTTAACTACACGTTCGCACCAACCGGCAACGACACCCCTGGCACAAACAACCCAGTGTTTACGGGAACAGTCAAGATTCCGGTAAAGCCCGCAATCGGTGGCACCGCATCAGCGACGGGTGAATACACGTTCACCACTCGTTTTGACTGCCAACAGGAACCCACAATCGACCGCACCCCGTAATGCCAATTCCGGAGCTCGTATACAGTGACCCGAATGTCAAAGTTTATGTTCGTGGCATTCGGGAAACTGTGCGCGCTTTAGAAACCGCAGGAGTGCAAGCTCAAGACCTCAAGAACATTTTTGAGCGGGCCGGGGCAGTTGTAGAACGTGCTGCAAAGGTTCCTGAGCTCACCGGAAGACTCGAACGGTCTGTACGGATTACTAAGACCAAAAATCGCGCAGCTATTCGTGCAGGTGGTAAGCGGGTGCCTTACGCAGTCGCAAACCACTTTGGGCGATACTTCCCCACAACCGGAACACGTGTTGAAGGTTCATTCTTCTTCAAGAAAGCCATTCAGGAGAAGCGCGGGCAAGTCCTAAACATTATTGTCAGCGGACTTGAGAAACTGTTCAAGAAATACGATTTGGGCGACCCGCCTATTCGCATAACCAGTTACACAGCAAACAAATAGGGAGCAAACATGGATATTCAGACACTCACCCTGGGCGAAGTTTCGAAGATTGAAGAGATCTCGGGACTGCCTTTGTCAGCTATGGCGGACGAGGACAAACCCAAGGGAAAGCAAATGGCGGCTATTGCGTTCGTCATTATGAAGCGTAAAGACTCGACTTATACGATGAAACAGGCCGAGGAGCTGACGTTCGCAGAAGTGACGGAACTTCTTGGCAAGGCTTCGGCAAAAAAATAAACAAGGAGAGGTTGCAAGACATGGCTACATTCGTTGTCGCGTTCAACTTCTCACCCAAGGATTATTACGAGATGACACTCGCCGAACGTGAAGCAATTATCAAGCAACACACTCGAGCAAATCGTAAACGATAAGAACTCCCCGGGCAGGTTTCCTCCCGCCTGTCCGGGGTCATAAGGATTGAAACATGGCTAACGGATCACAAACAGTAAGCGCAGTTATTACCGCTGACGCTAAACCGTTCAAACGTGCAGTCCAAGACGCCGGAGGAGCGTTCGACGGGTTTGGGAGGGCCGCGCAGGGATTCGGTATTATCGCTGCAGCCGCGTTCGCTGCCGCTAGTGCCGCCGCTATCACGTTTCTCGCAGACTCCGTAAAGGCTGCCGCTGAAGCTGAAGCAGTAGCCAGGGGCCTTGAGAACGCCGCCGAGAATGCGGGTGTGTTTGCGTCACAGGCCGGAGGAATTGCGGGCGCAACTGAAGCGCTCAAGAAGTACACTCAGCAACTTGGCATAACTATTGGCAAGGACGACGAGAAGCTTCAAGAAATTGTTACCGGGTGGTTGGCAGTCCCAGACCTTGCAAGCCTTGGTGTTGAAGGGCTCGAGAACCTCCTGAAGGTTGCGGCTGACGTTGCAGCGGGTACAGGGAAAGACTTGGACTCGGTTGCCGGTGCGTTTACGAAGGTCGCGGGGGACGGTGAGACGGCCCTGTCAAAACTGTTGCGTCAAGGGATCGTGTTCACTGACGAACAGAAGAAGGTTTACGAGTCTCTCATTGAGAGCAACGACGAACTCGGGGCGCAAGCGTTCCTTATCGAAACACTGGGCGACAAGTACGAGGGCGCAGCTGAAGCCGTAGCAAACCCGTTCGACCAACTTGCGGAAATCTTCAAGAACTTTCAGGAGACCGTCGGGGCGCAACTTCTCCCAGTGCTCGAAGACCTAGTCCCACAGATTCAGGCGTTCTTCGACGAACTTGCAAGCGACCCAGAGTTTATAAAGTTCCTTGAAGACATGGTCGACGAGTTTGTCAAAATGGCTCCGGAACTCAAAGACCTTGTACCGAAAATGCTCGACCTGGCTAAAGTTGCAATTCCCGCGATGATTACCCTGTTGCCGAAGCTTGTCGATATTGTCACGCTGTTCAATGAGGCTCTCGGTGAGGGTGAGTTCTCTCTCGACGAGTTCAAGGGATTCCTCGAGGCAATCTTCACACCCTTGAGTATTCTCATCGGCATTTTGGGAATTGTTATTGAGGTCGTAAAGGAAGTTTGGGACAGACTTGCCAGAGCCGACATTCTTACAAAGATTGTCAACCCGATTGCAAACGCTAAGGGCGCATTCGACGCCCTTGCCGATGCTATTCAACTTGTCATCGACGCATGGAACACGTTGTTCGGCACTCAGCAAAGCAAACCGATTAGGAACATTGGTTCAGCTGATTCTCTCGAGCGTCAACTCACCGCCCCGCCACGTTATGCCGATGACATGCGCCGCCCGTTGACTTACAACATCAGCGTAAACGCTATTGCACCAACAGCAGAAGTAGGTCGCGCAGTCGTTGACTCGTTACAGGCTTATCAACGTATCGGAGGGTCGCTCGTATGATCTCGGGAGATTACACACGTGAACGCATCGAAATAAGTATCGGTGCTACAGCTTTAGAGCCTGAAACAGTTACGTTCGAGATTCGACGCGGTGGTCAAGAGTTCGGGCCGTATCGTGGTGGCCCCGAGGTTGGTACTGCGACTATCAACCTTTACTACGCCCCAGGAGCCTATGTTCCCCTCGTAGACTTTGTTGTCGGTTCCCAAGTGCAGTTTTCTATGGTCAGCACTGGCGGAAGTTTTTACGACTACTTGTTTACCGGTCACTTGCAAGACTATTCAGTCGACTATGTTCTCGACGAAGCCACAAATACGTTTGGGCAAACTGTCACACTCTACGCATGCGATCTTGTTGGGTATATGCAACGTGTAAACATTCCTGGCATGGTTACGTCTCGGACAACGAAAAACGTCTCTTGGGAAACGCGCATGAACACCCTGTCCGCTTCTATCCCGCTCTCTGGCGGGTTTACGCTGCCAACATCACCCGAGTCTCACATCTTCCGCCTCGTCGACAACAATTTAAACGCACCCCTTACGGATCACCTCAACATGGCATGCAACAGTGTTGGAGCAACTTGGATAGTAAATACGGAAAACAAAGTTATCCCGCTCAAAAAAGGTGCGTACGGAGAAACAGGCATACTGTTCACAGATGAGCCCGGATATTGGAACAGCTCAAACAAGCCACTTGACTACATCTTCCCGATTTATTACAACATCGAATATCAGCGCGTCGACGCAGGTTCAGACACGGGCAACCTTGTCAACACAATCGACCTCACAAACATTATCCCGCGCAACATGCAAACCCGAGGTTCAACGGGTGCACTCACATACAAAGACCCGCCCACAGTTCCCGGGCCACAGCTCCCAGTCCTCGAACAGGTTTGGAGGGCACAAGACGCAACAAGTGTTAGCACTCATGGAGCGCGCACAAGAGAACTTCTCACAAACGTTTACCCTTACCGCACAACGGATACGGACGCATGGTACATAGATTGGAACTCATGCATAGATCCAAACTGTGAATATCAAAACGTGTTTCTCACAAGTACAGGAATCCGCAGCGATTTCACATTCTCAACGACTACGCCTTACGCCGGAACATACTCGGGACAAATTACGCAGAACGCTGTAGACACGTCTTGCGGATTTTACATAGGCCCGGCAGAAGGTTTCCCGTTCAAAGTCAGGCCGACAACAAGCCCGGCCCCCTATCGTTTAAGATTCCGCGCCACAAACGCAAACACGTTCTTATTCGCCGGGACTGAATGGCTAGATTCAAACGGTCAAAGTCTTCTTATCCAACAAGCAGCGACCCGAACCAACCTGACGAACGGTGTTTGGACTCAAATCTTCGGATTCATGAACCACACAACAATTCCGGCGCGTGCTGTAGCGTGGCGTCCCCGTCTTGCAATCGGTACGCAGAACGGAGCAAACGCACCCATAGGAACCATTTTCCGCATTGACGAAATGACCGTCGACCCAAACTTGAATGATGTTGTAGCTTTCAGCGGGGACACCCCCGACACTGACACTATTCTTTACGCCTGGGAAGGTGAGCCCGGCAATTCATGGAGTTACCGGACGAACAACATTCTTGACGAGATCGGTGCCGAAGTTCTTGAGTATTGGAAACAACAGAAAAACAAAATTAGGTCACTAACTTTCAACGCTCGACAAGACTGGGAGACAGTGCAAGGGCTTGAACCCGGGGCCCGCGTCGACATTCGTTTCCAAGGCGCAAACTACACCGCATGGATTAGCAGCATTCGATACCGCGCAAACAACGAAGACTGCATGATCACGCTTAACCTTTCAAACCGCCCCACCTCATGGATATAAGGAAAAAACAATGAACACTCTGAAAAACATCTTCACTGAAAACGTTCGCGCATGGATTTACCGCATCGCACTTAGCGCAGGGTCTCTTGCAGCCGTGTACGGCCTTCTGACGGACGAACAGACCGTAGCCCTGCTAGGACTCGTTTCCGCAATCCTGAACGTTCTCCCGACGTTGAACACGTCCACCAAGAAACATGACGCCTGACCCTTCGACGGCCCGCATAACAGTTAGAGAGGTGTACGACGCTGTTATGTCACTCCGTAACGAACTACAACACACCCCGCGCATGGTTGACGATCACGAGCAGAGACTTCGTGACCTCGAAAAGCGTGTATGGAGTGCCGCCGGAATTGCCACAGTTGCCGGTGTAATTATCAGTCAAATTATCGGAATGCTAGGAGCATGATGAAACACCCAGTCGACCCAAATACTTACGACGCTTCAGACCCATTCGGCAGCATGGCCGGGGGTAGGAAGTACCCTCACACGGGCTCAGATTACGGGGTAGCGTACGCCGAGGTTTACGCGCCCTGCGACGGTGTTATCTATCACACGGGTTGGAGTGACGGTAACGGGAACTACATCACCATGTATCTCAACGGGCACGACTGGGACGGTGTAGCCGGTGGGGCATATATGGCGTTTATTCACTTGTCGAGCGTCAACGTCGGTGCAGGTCAGGCCGTAAAGCAAGGGCAGAAAATCGGGGTATCGGGGAACTCGGGCACGAACTCGCGCGGGCCTCACTTGCACATCACCCTGTCGAATAGTGACCTGGCACATCTTGGAATTGGTGACAAGGTTGACCCTTACGCCTACATTCAGGCGCGCCCAAACATTCAAGCCCCAACCCCGTCAGCTGTCGTTCCGCAGAAGCTCACAGATCGGGAGAAGCTCGTCTTGCAGCGTAAAGCAATCGAACAACAGATTCGCGACCTGCGTAAGAACAAGAAACCCGTACCCCTGCGATTGAACAAAGAACTGAAGAAGATTATGGACAAGATTCGAGGTAAGAAGTGACATTTCCGGTAGCAGTCCCCGACGTAATGATTTACTCGGGCGACACTTACGAGCAGACCTACACTTTCAAAGACTCAACAGGTGACCCTATCGACTTTGTTGCAGCCGGTTACACGGAATGGTGGGCACAGTACCGACCAACACGGGACGCTATCGAGCATGTCGACTTTACGGTCGTGCACACCGACGCAGACGAGGGCGTAATCGTTGTGAAGTTGACTCACGAGAAAACGAGCACAATTACCGAAAACGGGGTTTGGGACTTGAAGGCCAAGAAGGGCACAAGGCTCCGCACTTTTATTACTTCCGCTGTTAGCGTGACGCAAGGAGTAACCCTTGTCTAACGTCGACGTTATTATCTCGGAGCCTGTTTCTGTGGAGGTGAGAATAGACCTGTGAACGAATACGAACACCTTGACGGGTACAGTATCCCGGTTGACCCTATGGACTTTCTTCAGTGCGAGAGCTGTCAGTGAGACACGCTAAACTGTAACCGCGCCATATGATCACGCGCTTGATGACACCCCTCGACTCCTCCCGGGGGGTGTTGTCCTTTACGGGGTAGGAATGGTTTCGACGAGACTTCAAGGCCGCATGCGGACAGTCTCGGACTCGAGTTCGAATCTCGACTACTCCACATCAAGAACACGACGAGCAATTTCGAGCTGTCCTTTACGGGGTAAACAGAAAACCCCGCCGAAGCGGGGCCCCTGTTATTTGTTGAAGTGTTCGTCTAGTGCCTGGTTGATTATGGCTGAGACGCTGCACCCGTTCAGTTCAGCTTCGACGAGTGCTTGTGTGTATAGATCGTCGACGATGCGAACCGAAGTTAGATGGCTCATGCTTTCATGTCTTCCATCATGTGCGACACAACGGCATCGATTGCCTGAATGCGCTGCTCGTGAGTGTAAGGAGCGAGTTCTGCTTGAAGTTGAGCAACGCGTGGTGCGTTCTCTTGTGCCTGAAGGTTTTCGATTTCAAGCATTTCCTGAATGACGGTGTAAAGGTGCTTCATTGCGGACATTTTGTTACCTCCTGTTTGTCAGGCCGTGTGCCTGTATTACAAACTTAGGGGATATCTGTATTACGTGTCAAGTTCATTTATCAAAAACTTTACGAGCAATTTCGAGCTGTCGGTCTGTGAACTCGTGCTCGCATGCAATCCGTTGCACACGCTTCTCCCGAGCCTTCGCCGGGGTGTACATCTCAGGAAAAGAAGTGTACAAACTCGTGTACTCGAGGGCCTTGCGTTTACGCTCCTCATGCGCCTTGACCATAGCCCGATGTTCGGCAGTATAAAACGACTCCGAAGCAACTTTCAGCGGGTCAAGCGATTGCAACCATAAACCAAATGCGTTTGTCATAGGCTCACCTTAGTGTGAAACACGATCGGGAGAGAAATCCCCCCAGGAGGAAATGTCACTCACTGGGGGGAACGCCCGGAAAGGAACGAGCGTAATGAGCAATCTACCTAACGTAGACGAACTAATCACTGTGGCGCACCGCGTCGCAACACTGCCAAACGGGTCGAAGGAATGGCTCGAGGAACGTGGCAAAGGAATTGGCGGGAGTGATATTGCCGCCATTGTCGGTTACTCCAAATGGGAGTCCGCGTATTCGCTCTGGTGCAAGAAGACCGGGCTCATTCAAGACTCCACAACCTCGAGTGCTATGGAGTGGGGCAACAGGCTCGAAGACGTCATTATCGACAAGTTCGAAGACGAGCACCCCGATTACACGCTTCTCCGAAATGTTGGATCGTGGGCCCACAACGAAAGACCTTGGCAAAAGGCAAACCCCGACGGCCTGTACATCGACGCAAACGGGGAGCTGTGTCTCCTCGAGGTCAAGACCGCCCAGTATGAGGACGATTTCAAGACGTTGACTCCGGGAGAATACGACATTCCCCTGCACTATCAGACACAGGTGCAGTGGTACTTGCAGACCCTCGGCTTGAGCAAGGGAACCCTCATTGTGCTCTTTCACGGGAACCTCTACAAAGAGATAACGTTCGACGCCATGCCGTTTATGCAAGATATCAACCTCGAAGACGCTGCGAAGTTCTGGGAGCACGTCCAAGAGAACAAACGCCCAGAATGGGACGGGAGCGACGTGACAGTCGAAGCAGTACGTAAACAACACCCAGACATTGACGCCGACGAATCGGTCGAACTTATGGAGTTGGCAGCCGAATACAAAATCGCCGACGAACAAGTCAAGGCGTACACCGACACACTCAACCGGACGAAGGCCGAAATCCTCGACATCATGGGGGATGCTAAATACGGGACATACGGCGGAGAAGTCGTATTCGTACGATCAGCGCGAGGGCAAGGCGTCCCGTATCTGACAGTGAAAAAGGGAGCAATCTAACATGGCACAATTCAACCTGGCGGATTATGAAACCGTAGAGGACCGCCTGAAACGATTCTGGGCCGAGAACCCAGACGGGACTATACTCACAGAAATCGTTGCAAACCCAACAAGCGGAGGTGAATGGGTTGTACGTGCAGAAATATACGCCAACAAAAAAAGTCACTTACCCACATCAACGGGACTTGCGTCTGAGGTCCCGGGTAAAGGCATGGCTAACGCAACCTCGGCACTCGAGAACTGCGAAACGTCTGCGATTGGGCGGGCACTGGCGAATTGGAAGTACTCAGGTAATAAACGGGCGAGCCGTGAAGAAATGGCTAAAGTTGCGCGGGGAGCACGACCCGCAGCAAACCCGACAGCCAAACAGGGCGAACTCCTCGAGCTTATGGAATCTGCGACAACAAAAGACGAGCTTCGAGTGATCTACAACCAAGCAACAAAACTTGGGCTGAAAGCCGTACAAGACGCTGTGACGCTCAAGGCAGACAAACTGACGTAAACATACACGCGAAGCACATACACGCTTAGGAGGAGCGCACATGGCTTTAGAACTACTACCCCTTGTACTTCATCACGCCGAAGTACCGCCCGCACACAAACTTGTCCTAATGGGCATAGCGAATCATCAAAGGGACGGGAAAGCGTGGCCTTCCGTCGCGCGCCTAGCCTTCTACGCCGGGATAGGTGAACGCCGCACACAAGAGATTCTGCGGGAGCTCGAGGACATGGAACTGATATCCGTTAGACGTGCCAAAGGCCCCAAAGGTCTCAACGTTTACGCAATCACAATCACGTGCCCCGAGGGTTGTGATCGCACCCCAAATCATCGTCAAGGGGTGCACCACAGCGCGCCAAGGGGTGCACTATCGAACATAAAGGGGGTGAGCCCCAGTTCACCCGAACCAGTAAGTATTAACCAATACAGAACCCCACAACCGGTTTTCAAAATTGAAAGAGACAAAGAACGCACCGCAGCACTCCTCACCCAATACGAT